TATGATCGAACTTAAACACAAAACCTTTCCAATGGATGAAGTTAAACTCGCTGACAAATTAAAGGAGGTTTACGATGCGCTTCAAGCAAATAGAAAAACTGGTAATTGAGTGGGGAATTGACAGAGGTCTTTACACTGGCTCGACTCCTAACAATCAGATAGTTAAACTAATCGAGGAGTTTACTGAACTCTTAGCCGCAACTAACAACTACCGTCTCGATGACATGAAAGATGCTATCGGAGACATGATGGTAGTCATGACCCACATCGCTGCTATGATCGATACTAACCTAACCGAATGCTATAGGCTCGCTTATAATGAAATCAAAGATCGTAAGGGAAAGTTAGAAAATGGAATCTTTGTAAAGGAATGAGGAAACTATGTCTGACTCAGAACGAATTCTTCCTGACTGGATTGATGGCTTTATGGAGCTCACGGAAGAGTCAGAACCTCCTCGAATGTTTCGAAAGTGGTCGGCCATTTCAGCAGTGGCCTCCGCTCTTCAACGCAAGGTCAGACTCGAACTAGGAATCTCACTGACTTTCTACCCAAATCTTTTCATCGTCTTAGTAGGCCCATCTGCAACTGGCAAAGGCACTGTGATGAAATACGTCTCAGACATAATCGAGAACATTCCAACTATTCGTGTCAGTGCTCAAGCCACTTCACTCCAAGCTCTCATCCGTCGTATGAAGGAAACAAACTTAACTGACATTGACCTAAAAGACGGTCGTCAACAGTATCATTCCTCAATGACAATCTTCTCCACCGAGTTCACTGTCTTCCTCGGTTATCACAACAGAGAACTAATGGCCGCACTCTGCGACTGGTACGACTGTTCCAACAGATGGACTTATGAAACTATCGCTAGGAAGAAAGAGGAAATCATCGGTGTCTGGGTTAACCTATTAGCTGGTACAACTCCTGACTCAATTCAATCCTCGCTACCGATGGAAAGCATCGGCGGCGGACTAACTTCTCGCATCATCTTTGTATTCGAAGAGAAGCGTGAGAAACTAGTAATCTTCCCTGAGGTCACCGAACGTGAAACACAGCTTCAAGAAGCTCTAATCCACGACATAGATCAGATATCAATGCTGTCTGGACCTATGAGTTTTACAACTGAGTTCATGAAACTATACAGTGCTTGGCGAGAACATGATGCTCTTAATCCACCTTTCTATGATAAGAAATTTGATGGCTACTGTGGCCGTCGGAAGAAGCATTTACTAACACTCTCAATGGTCTGTTGTGCTAGCCGTTCCAACGATATGATTATAGAAGGCGAAGACCTTCTTCGTGCAACTATGTTACTTGAAGAAGTAGAAGCCAAAATGGCTTTGACATTCAAAGGTCTCGGCCGAAGTGATCTCGCCGGACTTATCAACGACGCTATTGTTTACGTGGAGAATTCAGAAACTCCAGACATTCCTATGTTTCAGTTCGCTAGGCACTTCGAAGGGAATATGGATAAGTTTGAGATGGATAGAGTTCTGTTTACTCTCGAATCTATGGAATATGTTAGAGTTGTTAAAAAGCCTGGAACTGATTCCATAATCCATAGACTCGAGAGATGATTAATTTATTTAACGGACTTTTGATCATACAACTTCATAACATTACGCTTGAACTCGTCACTGATAACTCCTCCAGCATTGCTAACAATTTTAACTTGCTTCATAAACTCTTCTCTTTCCTCACCAGTTTTACTATTCAATTCCTTAACATACAACCTGGCTCTGGCTTCAGGACTCAAATCCTGGAGCCTCAGCCAGAAACTTCTATCCTTCAAGTTCTTTGTCTTCTCTGAAAATATAAACCTTTCCTTAAGTTTGTCAACTGTAGCTCTGTCTTTAAACCCTTTAATATAGTCAACGACTTCCTTCCTACTATGAGTACCATAGAATAGATAACCATCAACTCTTTCATCTAATCCTATAGTTTCAACTGCATTCTTCAGCGCATCATCTTCTGCCGCTACTTCAAAATCCTTAGCATGTTTTGAATAAGGATTAGTAACACCTATGAATCTTCTAAACACAGGAGTCCTAGCAAGTGTAAGAAGGAAATGTCTACGCTTTGTTTCTTTAGGCAGGTCAGCAAATGCTTTATTATATCCTTCGTTTAAGATAGCTGACCATACTGTCCCATTCGTAACCAGTTCACTAGCAACATAATTCATTCTTTCAGGAGATAACCCTGTTACCTGTCCAAGGTCTGTGAAAACTTGAGGAGTCTTACCAGGGATAAATTCTTTCTTACTCTTTGGCCAGCTAAACGGTTTATCTGAACCCTTCCAAATATCTTCATTTAGCCAGAAATCTTTATTAGTTACATACCCAAGCACACCACTTATCGTCGGCGGCAGTATAGACTGTGTCGTTACAGGGCTATATTCAGACAGCATCTTCACCACATTATCTACATCTATTTCCTTACCCATATGCTTGTCTGTCGCAGCTTCAAATAGTACCTTGAAGAACTTCTGTCCATTGTCAAGAGGTAATTTCCAGAACGGATACCTAATCTGTCCCTTCTCATCTTCAAATCCAAAGTCATCTCCAAACGGAATGCAGACATTATTCTGCATATTAACATCACCTTTAAGATCACCCATAGTTTTAGGTGCCATATTCTGCGCTGACATGTATAGTCCAGTAACAACAGATCCGAACTGGGCTAGCTTGTATGCAGACTTAACTGGGTTATCTTTAAATGACCTAAATAGTCCTCTTGTTCCCTGTATTCCAGCGCCGAGGTAAGGAATAGCATTGTCAAGTGACTTCGTTATATCTCCGCCTTGACCGAAGTCCATATAGTCACGAGCTGCAAACGTGGATTCACGTACATCCTTACCTTGCTTCATAGCTCTCTCACGAATCGCTAGCCTCGTCATGATCTCGCCAGTCTCACCAAAGTATCCAGCGAAGTTAAAGAACTTTGCTAACGGCCCTTCAATATGTCTACCACGCTGAAGCAACCTTCCCTGCAGAGTCAAAAACTCCATACCACCACCTTCGTTAATATAATCTATGTATCTACCTTTCCTCATAAAAGCGTCATGAGCAACTGTTGCCATATCTGCACCAATCTGCAATGCATAGATAGGAAGGTGTGAACTATACAAAGGTCTCCACTTTCCATTCTCAAACACTCTAGCTGCAAACCAAGCATGCATTACATCTTTAGGTACGTTAGCAAGAGCGAATCCCCAGTTGATACCTGTAGCCATTGTCTTTAGCAGCGGTGTCCCACTCATGTACCGTAGAAACTGTGACATCTTATAAGACATCTCAGGATTACTTGTAATCCACTCCTTTGTCATCTCAGGTGATATGTACAGAGGTTTGCGCTCACCACCTTCATATACATAGATACGAGACCACCCTGATGGAATCCTATGTTCTTTATCTCTGATCATTGCAAAGCCATTGTCAGGATCTCTCTTTGCCAATTCAGATAGTTCCATATTAGCTTTGTTCTTCATAATCCTGCTATATGCTCTGTTAAACACCTCAAGTGCCATAACCTCACTCGATGGTTCAAATATATCAGTCTCCCTACCATGTGCCAGAGGTTCAACACCTGACTCATACACACTCATTTTAGTCTTCTTAATGCTAGGCTGTCTCCGATCGAAGATGTCAGCTATCTTCAACCTCCGATAGTTATGCGAACTCAAATCTTTAAACTCTTGCTCAGTAATCAAGTTAGCATCTAACATATCTTGAAGTGGTTTCTTCATCCACTCGAAATACTTCTGTGCTCGGTCCTTAATTATAGCTTCACGCTCTGGAGATATCTTCTCAATATGTCCGAATAGTTCATTATAAGCCGCACACTTCTCTGGTTCAAGTCCTTCAGGAAACTTAAACTTTCCCTTCGACTTATATTTAGCAATGTCAAGCATACGATCAGATAGTATCAACGTATCTAATATTCTCTTCTCAATCCTATTAAGCCCTCTATAAACATCCTTACGCATCTGATTAAGCATCATTGCTGCACGAGTCGATGCGCCTTTTGCTAAGTACATCTGCTGAAGAATTTCATAACCACCTTTTACACTCTTCAGCATTTCCCTTCGAATGTTGCCAGATTTGTCAATGAAGCTTCGGACTCCTCCTTCTCTTAATCTATGCAGTGCTTCGCGTGGTTTAAAAGATTTCATCGAACGAGCTTTTTTAACATAATCAGCTACGGCCTTCGCACCTTTGACGACAGCTTCTTCAACAGGAATGCCTGAGTAAAGCTGTATTCCCCCTACAATTCCCTTTGGTCCTTTCATAGGTTCCATGATCTCATGAACCTTACGAGCGTCATGGAAGTTTGACATTTCACCTTTTTCTTTTAGCAGATAGACAGGCTTATCAGACTTAGGCTGCCAGTATACGGACTCAACGTCATATACCCTTCCAGTCTTCTTCGACCTAATGACATCTCCAGGTTTAAACTTCCACTCTTTCCATTCACTAGCTTTTCTCTTACCTTCTTTAACATCCTTATCTATGTTCATGTTCATCTTATCACGAAATTTCTTCATATCCTTCTGAAACATTTTTTCGAGAAGGTCTATCGGAACACCTGCATTCAACTGCACTCCACCAGATTGTTTATTTAATTTACGATCTAATGTCTTCGCCCATCTGGCAGCTTCACTAACAAAGTCCATCCACTGCAAATGATCAACTCCATTTTGAAACTCTGATCTCAGCTCATCACCTCTTGTTGCTAACTTATCTAACGCTGCTTTTGTCTTTTCAATGTCAACAGTCTTATCTCCATGATAGTATCTATTAACATCATTAATTAGTTTCTGCGTAAACAAGTCTACATCTTCATAAACAGCTTCTCCTTTTCTCTCAAACAATCCTTTGAATACTTCAGCTTCTTCAGCCTTCTGAAACAGTGGTGAGTTCTCACCATTAAGGTCTTCACTATCTCTAATGTTTGTGTCTAACTCAATCTCAGTAGCTGGTTTCTGATCCTCTGGTTCGATTGTTTCTACTTTCTTTTTTCTAAGCTTAGTTTTAGGCTTAGGTTCAGATTCAGTATCTTTAGTTTCTTCTACCTTAGGTGCTTCAGATTTAGATGGTTCATTTATTTTACGATCTGGCATTGACACCTGCGATTCATCTACTAATCCTTTCTCAGCAGCTTTAATAACAAAGTGGTTCGTCACAGCCACTCCATTGCTATCATACCAACTACCATTGACCTTATAATACAAGTTACCTTTCTTCGAAGTAAACTTAGATTCAGCTGCCGCAAGTTGTTCATCGTTCAACTTAAACACTTCATTAATCTCTGTCTTCGTCGCTTCCTTCAATCCAGTATCTTGTATAGGCCGAGCTTTGATCTTATAAAGATCCTCTTGCTTCCTTCCTAATTCCTCTATCGTTAGTTCATCAAGCCCTTTCTCAAACCTCTTCCTAGCATCTTCTTGTGCAAGCTCTGTTTGCTTCTTAATCACCTCTTGCATTTTAGCCTGAGCAGCTGCAATTGCATCTGGAGTTGCTGTAGAAATGTCTTCTCCTGTAGCAACTTTATATGCATTAGCGATTGCATCTTGAGGTTTTGTTCCATCTATCTCATATCTGTCAACTAACTTCTCATACATCTCAGTAGCCTTCAATCCACCTACTAACACAGCAGCATCTAAGAATCCTTCAGGTGTAGGCAGCTGACTTTCGAGTGCTTTACTAACTGTCTCAAGTGTACCTATTTCAGCAGCAAGCCCAAACTTAGCTGCACCCTTAGTAGCAATTCCAGTAGCCTCACCCTTAAGTGTTTCTTTAACTGCATCTAACAATCTATCCATAAAGTCTTCAGGTCCTTTAACTTCTCCTTTCTTAAGTCTGTTCATATATACAGATCTTAACCCAGCTGGTAATGCAAAAGCTCCACCAGCAGCAGTCAATGGAGACGCTGGACCACCGCCTAGCCCAGCTCCAACTATCATCATAGGAAGGTCAGCCCCAAGTGCAGCTGCTTTATAAATCAGTCTATCAAATGCATCAAGTTCTCCAACGCTGATTCCAAGGTCAGGAAGTTTCTGCCTATATATCATTCCAGTTACTGACTCCTGCATACCACCTTTAATCAGTTCAGGAACAGTTGCTTCAAAAGCATGAGGAGGAGCACCTGTATGCATTGCTTTGTCCATAGCTACTTGAGACTTAGCTACTCTATCTTTCCAACTAGGCTCAAACACTTTTCCAATCTTTGTCCACATGCTCTCCTTCTCATCTCTCTGATACAGCCCTGCAGGAGGCTTAACATCTTCTGGCTTACCATACAAGTCATTCATTGTCATCTTGCTAGGATCATTAATGACAGGTCTGCCAAGTTCATCTACTCCATACTTAGGCTGCTTGACCATGCCCTTCATCGCCAGGTCACCCATCACTTCAGGGTTGATAACTGCCGAAGATGCAAGTGGCATAGTAGAACCACCAAACATTAACTTCTGCGCCTCATCTTCACTAGGACCTTCAAGCATAAACTTACTTATCCTAGCTAACAATCCATCTTTCTTAGGCGGTGGTGTAACTACTTTCTCTTCAACCGCTAACTCACTATCTGCATTAACCAAGCTGTCAGCCCAGCTTGTATCACCTACATCAATTGAGTCAGCGGACTTTAAACTATCCTTAGCAAGAATATCAGCCCAGTCATCAGAAGGCATATCTCACCTCTTTCTTCTCTCCATCAGGATACTCAACCTGGTATACTCTAGTCCTACCTTCCATAGTAGGTTTGCCAACTATCTTACCACCTGTAGACGTAATGTATTCAACTACTAACTTCTCCTTCCCAATTATCTCAGCTTTCTTGCGCTCCTTAGGATCACTAACTGTCCACAGATTCTTAGCTTCCTCAGACGATGACCACTTTGAATTAACATCGTTAGCTAACTTTGTACTATTCAAGTCAGCCCTGTTTTTAATATCTTCAACTGTTTTAGCATACTGTAACTTCTCACCAAGTGAGATACTGGTTCTACTTTCTCTTGCCAACTCAAGTGCTGCATTTTTCAGTGCAGGATCTTTCATATACGCTCTCAGAAATTTCTCCCTGTCAGTCGGTGCCTGATTCAAGTATTCATTTCTAGACATAATGTCTGAATCGCCAAGCTTAGTAGCCATACTATAATACAGTGCATACTCTCTATCATCACTTGGCATAGACTTCCAAAATTCAAGGCTAACAGGTCCAAGTCCTGGAACTGTAACAGGAGCCTGCTGATTAATCTTGGACATCTGAGTATTGTAGTCTAACAAGTTGTTAAGGTTCTTAGCATTAATCTCTTGCTGGTTCTGTCCAAGCTGCTCCTGCATCATCTTCATCTTCATCACCTGCGCCAAATGATCAGGCGTCAAGCCAACCAGACCGGTGAGGGGAATTTCTGGAAGGCTGTTAGAAGGGCCCAGGCCAGATCCTCCTAGCATAGACTTAAACAAGAATGGAAGAGCAGACTGCATCCCTCCATTGCCTGTCTGAACAGATTCAGACGATCCAGTATTAGGGCTAGCAGCCATAACTGCCTTCTGCAGATCAGGAGAGCTAATCCCACTAGGTGTGTTTGTAAGTGTGTTAGAAATAGCACCACCTAAACCTTGACTAAAAGCAGTAGTAGGCATATCAAGCTTGAATGTGTCTTTGTCAAGCTTAATAGACGCACCACCGCCTAGCCACTTCTGCATCATGTTCTGGAACTGACTAGCCTGGTAAAGTGGCGTATAAGCGTCTCTAGCCCCAGCCGCAAAAGTTTTATTACCAGACTTATCATACTCACCAGCGATGTTACTACCAAGCTGAGTGGCAAGATAAGCTATCAACATAGGATCCATTTTAACACCTCCGTTAAATTAATTAACGATCTTAAAACAATGACATAGCAAGTCCAACAGCCCCACCAATCACAGCTCCCCAAGGACCTCCTACAGAGGCTCCCATCAATCCAGCATTACCTGCCATATATCCAAGTCCGGCGCCAGCTACTGTATTACCAAGTGCTTGTGCAGTTCCTGATTTACTAGCTCCACCACTTGTAGTTGTTGAAGAAGTGCCAGCACCAGGTGTTGTCGCACTAACTATATTAGCATGATTACTCAGCACAGTAAACGGCCACAAGATTTTCTTAACATCTATCTCCATCTCTCTATCGTCTAGTTCAGTCTTATGCAATATGTAGAATTTCAGAAACTCAGCATGAGCCATTACAACTGACTTGTTCCACTCTAAATGCTTCGCATGACGTTCAGTAGCAAGTGGCATTGCACCGACTCTAAGATTAGCACCATACGCTGTAATATCTTTCAACCTCTTAGCTTCAATCAACGACCTGCCAACGACAAAGGTACTTGCAACTACCGAATTAATATCCCTCATCCCAGCTTCAAACCTAGGCAATACATCCTCTTCAATGTCATCACTGAGCATTTCAGCTTGGGCACTAACAGCATCTGAAATAACTGTACTGTTCACAGTGTCATTAAAGATCTGTGTAAACAGCACATCTATATCCAGCCCAGCCATGAACTTTCCAAACATATCATAGATGGCAGGAAAGCTTGTCAGCGCATATCCTGCACCAAAGAAAGCATCATCAAAATCTAGATCATCAACTTCATATGGATTATCAGCAGCCAGCGCTGTTACTAACTGACCAGAAGAATTGTTAATAATAGCTTGATGAGCTTCTTCAATGTAAGGTGCTAAATGAGATGTAGTGACACTAGTCGTATTGGCCGGAGTACTTCCACCACCTCCACCCATCATACACCTCCATCAATCAAGTTTAATTACATATTGAGTAGCTTGCCTCTTACCACCAGCAAGCTCACATATCTTTGCCATCTGTTCATTAGATGCCCAGCCTGACCAATACTTACATCCAAGACTTATAGCAAACTTCTTAAACTCTTTTATTGTATCTTTCCAATCATCCAGCGATGAACTTTCATAAGCATAAACTACACGCTGGAACATAGTCAGACCATTCCTAGCTTCATCATTAACTACTTGCACTATTGTAAGTCCAATGAACTTTCTTTCATTGTTGAGTTTAACAAGACAAGTAGCCTTGTTACTCAAAAGCATGTATAATAAGTTATTAACATAATAAGGAATATTCTCTTCCTCAACTCCTTCAGCTTTCACTGCTGCATACTTAATAGCTTCCCAAAACTGTGGTATCTGATCAGGTAAAAGTTTAATCAGCATCTTCCCTCCTAACCTACAGCCGTATCAAGAAACGAGTATCCATGAATGTGTCCCTTGATCTTGATATAGTCAATTTCAAAGTATTCGTAAATCTCTGACTTCAGCCGGAACCTAAACTCAACACCGTAGCATCTTGGAAATGCCTTTCCATTTGGATTAACTAAAAACCATCCTATCTGCTTAAAGTCATCTCTGTAACTTGTTCTATATTCAACTGACACGTAAAGACGCTGTGCTAAATTAGATCCTACTTCAATAGCATAAATGGTCTTAGGCTTCCTTGTTCCAAAATCATAGATGTCTGTGCACACTTCAAACACAGGTTCTGCAATAGCTATGTCACTTACGACTAACGTTCCACTTTCATCACTATCAATTCCAGTTACATTAACTGGACCTTCGCCGAAGCTGCCAGACTCAAACTCATATATAAATCCATAGGTCCCATCACAGATATAAACAAGACTATTCTTCTTATCATATGACAATGTTATAGTTGTCATCAAGCTAAGATATTCTTCATATCCGAGCTTCTTCAATCCCTCACTCAGCAATACATATAAGTTGTCAGAGCTATCAACAAAGAAATGTTTTTTTGAGTCTCCAGCTATTGCTCCCTTGTTTTTGATTCCTAGTGGATGAACATTATCTAATCCGTATGAAATTCCACTTGGTATCATAGCACTAATACCACCAAACCCATATACGATAGCTAACTTACCTAACTTCTTAATCTCATACACAGCTCCAGGCCAATCCATAGGTCTGTAGCCAGCTACGTTTGTATTGTCTAATTCAAAATCTAACGAGCCGATCTTACTCCACCTAACAAATGCAGCTACTAACTGTGGAATCAACACAGAGTCAAATGACGGAGTTATATAAATATATATTGGACTAGTTTCAATTACCTCTCCACTACACAGACTACCTTCTTGCGATAGAGTAATCTCAATAGGATCTAACACAATTCCAAGATTGCTGTTACTTCCTTCTACACTAATTGTAATAACTAATGGACTAAGTTCCTTATACGTACTAAGTGCTGGATCAAATGAGATAGGTGTTGAAGTACTCCCGGTAAAGTAAAATGAAAACTCAATTTCAATAGGATCAAGTGTAATATCCGTATCAGGGCCAGCTGTAGTTGGTGCAAGAGTAGTTAGCGTAGTAGTAGGAGCTAATGTCGTTAACATAGTGGTAGGCGCTAACGTAGTTGAAGCAATTGTAGAAGGAGCTAGTGTTGTCGCTAAAGTCGTAGGCGCTAATGTAGTCATAGCTCCTCCTAGGAAAGTCTGACCTCAATACTATTCAACGTCATAGTACCACCAGCTGCTTGTGTATAGTCAGTAGTAAAATCAAGCCAACCAACAATAGGATCATTAGCAACTGTGTCATCATAGATAATAGCTCCACAAGCAGGTCCAATAGGACCAGTTGTAGCTGTCCAAGTCACATTATTCCATGTGACTTCACAGCGGTCATCTACATCGTCTTCAGTGACAGCTACACCAGCTAATGTAGCACCACCTGCCGTATAACCATTGGCTGTAGCCAGTTCATTACCACTAACATCAGCATACTCTTCATGATCATCTTTGTCGAACGTAAAGCCAGATTGCATCAAGATGACTTTGAAAGTGTCAGCGCTGAAACTAATAGCCTTAGTTGCAAGCAAGTACTTAATATGGTTAGAAGCCTGATTAGCCATTAGTAATTCCTCCTATTCAAGTTCACTATTAAATCCTAAGTTAAACGCAGCTCCAGCAACATACCTAAACACTAACCTGACTGTATCATTAATGCTTCATATAATGCATCATTAGCTATAGGTAATCCTTTAACTGTCCATGTAGCTCCAGCATCCAAAGACAACAACACAGCCAACTGAGAAGACCCAGCTATAGATGCACCACAAGTGGTAAATGCAAACATAGGTCCATCTGCAGCCAATGTAACATGTTTATACAATGGATTAGGTTCGTAAAAAGTTGGATAATTACTATCTACATATGGATATAATACTCCTATTTTAACCCAACTCGCCCCAGCATTTGTAGTCCTCCAAATCTCTTTTTTTCTCACATGTGTAGTTTTATCATAGAAACAAGGAATATATACAACTGTACTTCCGTACGCAGCAATGACTGAGTACATAGTATAATCCCATGTCTCAAATATTGGATTAGATGTCCAAGTTGATCCACCATCATCTGAATAATGAAGATATGCCATATAGTTAGAAGACCCAGTAAATGTCTTCTCACTTGTTGCTACATATAGTCTATTACCTGATACACATGATGTCAAGTGACCTGTACTTATCTGAGATGGGTTAGTCACTACATGTGTAGACCAAGTTAATCCACCATCAATAGACTTCTCAAATTTAAGCTTTACAATTCCAGCGCCTGACTTATAGAGATTATGAAATATGTATAGGTTATTTGATAAGTCATGCTCTATGTTTATAGGATAATCTCCAATAAAGGAGTATCCAAAAGCAACATATATCTGTGTCCATGTACTTCCACCATTCAAAGACCTACTACACCATATATAATATGCTCCATCATCAATAGTTCCATAAGCACAAAAAAGATTTCCGCTATTGTCTATAGTTAGTCTCCTCTCAAAATAAGGATAGTATATTCTACTATAAGGACCTCCAGGAGTATCTTGTCTAATTATATTTTTAGAAAGTGTAAGTCCTACAAGTTTAAATGCAGATGCATCTCTCAACCAATAAACCCCATCAAAAACTACATCATTAGTACCTATGCAATAAGCTACTCCATTATTACATAATACTGACATAGCATAAATATTAGATGCTGCTCCTATTTCTGTATTCTGACCATAAGACAGTACATACATATCTAAATTAGCTGCTATAATTATACGACCACTAGATGATACAGCTGATATATAAATTACTCCATTTGCATAGTCTACAGCTACAGAATGAAATAAATAAGCTCTTCCATATGTTATAGGTACTAATACCGTTGTTGAAGGTGAGTCAAACCAGTATCCACACGGATTATGTTTGTTAAGTGATGCTGGATCATTAGTCCAATAAGGATTATTGATATACCCTCGCTTAGCAATCTGTTTAGAAAAATTCCACTGTTCAGGCCCTTGTGACCCAGTATATTTCCATGGAGCAGGTCCGAGACCTTTATCATCAATCCAGCTCATATAGCACCTAAAGGAACACCAATTATAGCTTGTCCATTATAGTTGCAAGCAGCAGTTGCTAGCGGATGATCTGTGTCAAGAGCATATGTTCCAGACGAGTCTCTAATTACATTAACTACTCCATTACTCAAGAATATATATTCGTAGAAGTCAAGAACTGTCCATTTCTGCCCAGCTGCAACAGGACCTATCATGTGAGTAAGTGTTCCATTATACTCATAAATGTCAGTCTCTCCACATATGATAGTTACATTAGTTAACATGAATAACTGAGGGTATGGAAAGCCGTCTGTGATGGTAGCAGTGTTTACTCGATCATCGTTTAAGTTATCAATTACTTGTAGCACTCCATCTTTGCCTACAGCGCCAGAGCATTCGATTAGGTATTCAGAGTTCCTTGGTACCCGCTTACTCGGCCGCAGTCCTCTGACAAGTGACTCTGACTGGATCGTATGAGTAAATGTTCCATCTCTTAATACAGTCATAACAATGCTCCATTAGCATCATTAAGGTTCGGCTTCTTAACTTCAGTCATGTTAAGTGAGTTAACCATCTTGATACGTCTTCTAATCTCAGGTACAGCTTTTCTCATAATGCTTTCAAGACTCTGCGAAACATCAGATCCGTCTACTTCTTCAACCACAGACATAACCACCTGTTTGTGGTCTTTAAACTCAGGATAGTCACTGTAAAACTTCTTATTAATCTTAATCATCGCAGCATGATTGGCCATAAGGTTTCCCACAATCTCAGGCATCTTTAACATTATCCGTTCAATGACTTCGTTAATCAAGAGTTCTTTTTCTTCAGGTGTCATTCTTGCCTCCTGGCAAGCTGATCCATATCAGCGTGATGTTGATCTGTTAATAGTTATCATCCGTCCATCTGATCGATCTCTGAGATTTCTTCCTCAACAAGATCCATTCCAAGTTGAACAATGCGCTCTTTGATAGCGTCGTACCAAGCATCTGATTTGGATTTGTTCTGGTTAAATATTTCAAGTTCATACAACGTAGCCATTACAAGCAAGGTTGGATAGTTGACAGTCCAATAGTTTTCATCGTCCTCAGCTGATAGAGTGGCTGAGTAGAACAGACCTCTGATCTCAACCATCAAGTTTTCATCAGTCGGAGGAGCAACCACTATAGCATTATTATCATGCTCAGGATCAATAGTTACATCAATGTAAGTCATGTAAGATGAGAAGCTTGATAAGTTAGCATTCTCAGGAATTTTCCTAGTAATGACAGGTGAATAATATGTAACATCGCCGCTCTCTACATCGTCGTTAGAGCTAAGATATTCAACTAAGATGTCCTGCACAGGTTTCTTCTTCAACTGCCATCTGTTAGTTGTGCTAGCTACCCATACTTCTTTAACAGCTCTACAAATTGGAAAAGTGACTCTGAACCCATTAGCTAGCAATGAAGCAAAGTGAATCCCATAAGACTTTTGAATCTCAGTTCTACGATCAAGGAACTTTGAAGCTGAGTTTATAAGTGTATCTATGACTTCAGCAGGATCATCGTCTGCTAGGTCATATCGACCAGACATTTGTCTGAATAGTGCTTTTACCTGAGCAAAGTTCATAATACACTCCGTTAATTAATTTAACGGTCTGTGGAGGACCACCGAGGTAGCCCTCCACAGAGCATTGTTTAAGTCAAGTCATTGTCAAGACCGACACCGTTGAGGATAGCGCACTTCTGAGCCAGACCGAATTCAAGTCCGCACTCAGTCAAGTACTCCTCATTAGTTCCGTCAATCCGACGCTGACCATAACCTTCAGGGTGAGACTTAGAAGAGTTCTCGCCGAAGAAGCTAGTGTCATCAATGTACTTGTATGTCAACTCCTTCGGTTCCAAGATCACAGCCATGTTGCGAGTGGTGGCATCATAGCTGAACAGTGGATGAGTCTTCATGTAAATAGACCCAAACGGAGTCAGCCACTCACGGATCTGCATACCGTAAGTTTTCTGCCCAGGCTGAATGTTGATCTGGCCAGAGGTCTGAGCAAGCCGATCAATGCCGAGCAGGAAGCCTGAACCGCAGAGGCAGAGCTTCTCTTCAGCACCATAGCGGAAAATCTGCTCCAGCATGGCCTTAAGCCAGTTCTCACCACCAACTGTCCAATCCTGGCCAGTGTAGTCAGTGTTCAAAGTGTAATCGTCACAGTTGGCTGCAGCATACTGGCGGATAAAGTTAATCACACCCATAGTGGTGCGCTCAGGCTTACCATTGTCGCCAGTGTTCTCAGTGCGAATGCCCCACAGGAATGCCAATTCCATCTCCCACGAATGCATCTCCAACGCCTCGGCCTTGGCCTTCTGATAATCATTCGGAGTGCGGAGACGAGTCTTACGCGCAGTCCGAGTGATGCTCAGCGGCGTACGAAAGATCTGCGTATAATTGTAGACCTTCGTAGGATTGAGAGCGATGGCGTCAGGCATCTCGCCACCCTCAGGGTTGATGTTACCAATGATCTTGAACGTGTCGCAGTCGCTCAAATCATGGTCAGGAGAATTATTGTCAGCCTCGAGCAAGCGAATAGCAAGCACCGAGTTAGTCGTTCCACGAGTGACACCAGTGACTTTACCAACTACGTCAACCCGATAGTCACTAGCATCACGCAGAAGAATCTGATGACCCTCACGAATACGATTGGCCAGAGTGGTAGTGATCTGAGCATACAGAGTATCTCCAGCTACACCACCAGTAGTGTAGGCAGTCAGAAGATCTGGAGTCGTATAGATCCCAGCTACTGCACCACCAACTGCGGTCATCTCCTGAGTCCACCAGTTAAACTCAGGGTCATCCACCTTCTGCGAACCCATCATAGACAGGATAGCAGTCAGTGGAGCTTGACCGTTAGGATAAAGTTTCAAGATCTGCTGACGCCAGTTCTTAGGCCGCTGATCAGTTACCCAATCTCCTGTTCCACGCATTCCTAAAAACATAGTTCAACCTCCTCAGAGATTTAGTTTAAGTTTAAGTTAGCCCACCTAATCACTGCGGAGCTGCAGTAGTCGGAGCAGCTGTAGTAGCAGCCACAGTAGTCCCAAGGAAGGTCAGTGTTGAAGCTACAAACCAACACAGACCATCAGAATAGGCAAGGAGCTTATCACACTTGCCATTGAGTGTGATGTCTCCAGGCCAGCATTCTGAATCATCTTTATCAGCAACAGTAATAGTGTTAACAGCATCAGCGTTTCGGCAGACGATAGAATAGAATCTGCCTTTAGCTTCAGCTACCGGAGGGAGATACACTGTGAACGGACCAGTGTCTCCATCAGCACTCGGACGGACTACATAATCACGAGTAGTCATTTGATAGTTAGCTACAGGGTTGACATACTTATCAACCACAACCTTGTCATGCTGCGCACCACGATCCTCAAGAGCCATTTGCTACCTCCTAGGAGTTAAGAGCCGTTTCCATGGCGTCTAATTCGCCCTGAAAATGGTCAGTTTTAGTTTGTTGTGGCCTCTGTTGTCGCCCCTTCTGCTGCAGTCGTGGAGGTTTATCAGTGTCTTTAGGCTGAGTTTTCTGAGGCGCTTGAATGTTTAGTCGTTTCCTAGTTTCAGTTGCTACCTCCTTCAGTAATTCCTCATGGTCCTTGCCAGGCTTCGCAAGTTCTTCATAGACAGTTTGGACAACTTTCTTAAACGGCTCAAGGTCTTTGTTGTCTGTGTAGAACTGCTCAGTACGTTTTTTAACGGCTGTAATGACTTCGATATTGTCTTGGATTAACTTAGGCATAGACTCATAACGAGAAGAGATTTCTGCCCTGGCCCTGTCAACAGCTTTTTTATATATTGAATTTAATACTTTGTTAAACTCGTCTGGGTCTCTAGTAACTTCATCAATATCAAGACCACCGACAAAGTCTTCGTCAGCTACTTCTTCAGGTACCTTAGGTTTAACTTCCGGCTCAGTGTCTTTTTTAGTGAGGAGAGCCCGCAACTCATCGAGCTCAGCCTTCATGGCGGCGAATGAAGACTCTGGGGATTGCTCATTGGAGGAAGTTGCAGGCTCTCCAACACCGTCCTCAGGAGCTGCAGTGACCGGGGCTGCAGTCCCTGGTGCTGAGGAGGAGGGTGCCTCAGTGGACGGTGCTTCAGACGAAGGCGCACTAGTTGCCACTACACCATCTTCAAGTGTTTCAGCATCACCACTAATCAAGTTTTCCATCTCCTCAATTTCTTTACTCAGGTCTTCATTCATGCTCATCCTCCTTTTTGTCCTTTAGAATCTGAAGAAGTACATTGGGCAGAGCTAACATAAAGTCAACTGCTTTACTCCTGCCGCTAAGATCACCTAAGTGCATAAGCACTGCTGCAGTTGACAAGTTATTGTCAGATGCAATATCTGTCATATCGATAGCTTCATTAGCGAAATTCTTCTTCCACTTCAGAAGCTCTCTTTGCATATCTGCCCATAGTACAGATGAGATGAAATCCTCTACCTGAGCTATAGTAGAATAAACTTCAACTTCAAAATTCTCACTCACATTTCACCTCCCATAGGCACCAGATTGCCTTGACCTACCTGATTTAGAACTTGCTCATCAGGCATAGACGTTGTTTGCACACGCTTGAAGTCCTCCACATTTTTAGCCCCAAGCTGCTGTGCAATGTAAGTAAATATCCTAACAACATCAAACTGTTGCATAAGTTCTGGTGTGGTGCCTATAGTTTTAAACAACTGCATCCAGGCGTCAGAGAAGTTACCTCCAGGAATCGAACCGTCTCTGACCATTATATCGTAAGAGATTGCAAGGTTAGCTGGTGACACTTTAACTCTGTCCTTTCCACCAAATGCTTGTTTTAGCTGCTGCTCGTACCTACCTAGTACTTTTACATAAGTGCTATTCTCCATGTATTGCTGAGTGTGAACAGCAAACATAGTTCCAATGTCCTGCATGAACTGCATACCTACCATCATTGCAAGACGTTGTAAGCGTGAGACAGCAGAACCACGAGTGCCTTGAAACTCGGATTTTGTGAGTCGTTCAGGGCCTCCTTGACGAAGGGCTCCCTGCATAGATTGGTCAGCGCCAGAGATGCGATCCATCCACTGTGTGATGTACGAACTATCGGCGATGTTAGCCCGTGTAATATCTTGAACAGCGAGCTGCTGAACAACTTTATCAACTCCACGTCCCCACGCAGGACGACGCAAGCGGATGAGTTTGCCAGGCTTAGGATCCTTAAGATCATTGATGTTGACTAAGAATGGATCAACAACTAACATATCATTGATAGATTTTCTAACGTTCTCAACATGGCTGTTGAATAGGAAGTCAAGAGTATGCTGAAGACCGTAGAGCACTTCCATCCTTCCAATAGGAGTAGCTGAGTAACCATCAAACTCAGGACTCGCAACTGCTATCGGATACATTCCGTGGTTGTGATTAGCTGGTTCACATGACACTATTACATCGTCAGCAGAGAGTGCAAAGAACCACTTCTCAGGATACTCAGATGTTCCTAGCTTCCAGTCCTTAGGAATCAAGTGGATGTACATCTTAATGGTGTCAACTCTGTTAGTTGACTGTGTCATGCTTCGGCTTTTGTCAGTAGATCCACCATGCTTTATTTCACGATCAGATTGGCCGAGCGCCAGAGATGAAGTCTTATTTGCTTTATGTTTTAAATACTTAACATTGAACAAGCCAGAGTCAGGTCTAGATTCCTCTGACAATAGATCCATTAAGCTTTCATTCTCAATCCAACCAACAAACTCACCTTTTTGAACATCGATACTAGAGACAGTTGGATCAGGGAGGTATAGGTAAGGGTCAATGCTAGACATCCCATTACCTTCAAATATCTTTGAATCAATGAAGTTAACAAATGTCTGCTTGCTAGTTCCTGTAACACCTTCTGTAAATACCTCAGTTTTTGTAGGGACCTTTCCCCACATAGTCTTCCACTCAGGAACACCAATTCCTATTCCATAGTTGAAAGAATCCCTAAGCACAGTATGAATGTAGAGAGGGACCTTAGTCTTTGCACAGTGAAGCTTAACAATTAGTTCAAGCAGCATAGCTCCGATAGTGTCATCTGCTTCAACTCCCTCATATTGAAACATAGGGTCTTGAAAGAAAGCCATTGACATGTAAGTTAGCAAAGCTTCCAACATTGAATATGAGTAAGGAAATACTATTGAGACAGGTTTCTTAGGTTCCTTTTGCTGTGTGACTATGTCTTTGTCTTCAGGAGTTACATAGATAGTCATTATCCTATCTATCTCACGCCACGAGTCGAAGCGCTTAGACATAACCGTTCTTGATTCGTTAGCCCTTGTTAGGATTTTAGAAACAAGAGACTTATGAAAGTCAGAGTCTGGCCTTAGGTCAAGTCCGTCTGGATAGTCGTAGTCATAATTGTATTTACCGTAGTCTACGTCTTTTCCAGTTGTCTGATCACCAGTTACAATGTAAGGCATAGTGCCCTCGCTTCATTTAGTTTTTCAATATACCAGGAATACGAATAACTATATCAACTAGAATAAGAATAACTGAAACAAGGATTCCACCAAGTATAGTGTTTAACTTTCCCATTATACCATTCATACGTATGTCCAGTTCTTTAAGTTTATCCCATTGGACTTTATTTTCACTCTTTAAATTATCTATGTCTTTTGTGCATCCACTATGTTCATGGCACAATTCTGTGCTCATACTATTCTCCAGTCCTCTACAGGCTGATCGTAGTTAAGTTCCTTAAACTCAGCTTCAATATCTTTTGGATCTTCAGCTGGGCTAAAATATCGCTCACCAAGTTCAAGCATCTCAATGATGTATGCAAGAGCATCCATTAAGTCCCATAGAGCAGAACGAGGAAACATTAGTAATTGTGCTTCGAGCTTTCTAACAGTGGCATTTGCTTTGTTGTGATAAATGTATCCACCACGGTAGTAAGGGACAAGTTCCTTGATTCGATCTTCTTTCTTCATCCCTCCGCGAGCCTTGAGCCATATGAGTTCGAAGAACTGTCCACGGCGGAACATCTCATTTTTAATAGGCTGCTTGATGAATTCGTTGAGTGAAGTTTCTTCGATACCTATTACTTTTGCGTCTAGTCTTGTAGCCATTCCAAACATGGCGTTGTAGATTTCGTCTGGATAGAGTTTCTCACTAATAGCATCGCGGATGTAGAGGCGAGCACTTGATAAGTCGATACCAACACCTACGATGGCAGTCTCGGCAGAATGAATTTTGACTGTTTTCGCAGGATCCATAATAACAACTGTTTCAATACTATTGTTATGCTGAACTTCAACATCAAGAACATTTAAGTCATTTTCGTCTTTGCCAACGTCGTTAGGAACATTGTAATAGTGGAAGTATTCCTTCTGAAATGCAGCGTCTTTAGTTGAAATTGGTAGGTTTCGGAACTCACGAAAGAACACATCGGTTTGGCCAGCTTTAACATGCTCTTCCCATTCCCTTTCTATTTGTTCCTTAGATTTGAACTCAGGCGCAGTTGGATTAAAGTCATCGTCGCAGGCTTCGAGACGGATGCTTTCCCAGTCAGGTGAGTCTAAAAGCATTTGAAGAACAGAATCTTCATGCTTTAAAGTGTCAATGTAGACAATTTTGTACTTGTCAGACATCTCACCTATTTGAGGAACGGCCTTGATAACATCTGCGTAGAGCCACTGTTTCCATCCCTTTCTAATCTCATCATTGTTGACTTTTTCAGGGTCTTCAAGATCATCTATAACAAACAATCCAGGCCGATCATTTTTAAAAAGAACTCCTCGTACTTGCTGGCCAGCACCGCGAGGCCATACAAGAGTATCATAAGCTACCCAAGCTTTCTTAGAGAAAACTTCATCGAATTCTACCTTTCCTACATCTCGATATTTGAAGTCACCAAAGAAGTGCTTAATGGTTCTGTTTGTTACAAGCTCACGACGAAGGTTTTCAGTTTGCAGAGATGCTGCATCGTGAGATTTGTTGATGTAGCAGACGAAGCCAGTATAGCGGAAGAGGATCCACCTGGCGATTAATGCAAGAGCGACAATGGAAGTCTTTCCCCACCCACGAGGTGCAGCGATGGCTACTTTGTTCGCAGGACCATCAATGAGCTTGAATATCTTCTCATGGACGCTTTCTGAAAATGGCAGAGTGAAGCGCTCAGGGAAGAAGGTCTTAGCCATCATCCTTGTCGATGTAGCACATTGAGATAGTATTTCTCGGTCTATAGCATCCATGTTTGTTAATTAATTTAACGATCTCACGGAGGAGTCGTTGTTGGTGCTAAGGTTGTTAAGTAAAGTCTAAGTGGGCCAATAACTGATAGATCTACAACCTTTCCATGTGACCTAGTGACAGCACCAGTCATGGAAAATGCCTGAAGTTTCCACACTCCAGTTTGGTCTAAATCTACGTATGGATTAGTTGAGTACTCAACAACTTTGTTATTGGTTCCACAGATAGACGCAGGCCAAACTCCATTAGTTCCGTCTGGCTTTTTATACTTAATGTATACAGTTAGCCCTGTTAGCGTCTGACCTGTGTTAAGGAGCAGTTTAACTATGTCACTCGCAAAGACTGGCATCGATCTCTAGCTCCATAGTCATAGTTGAATAAAGTGTTACTTCGATAGTTATGATAGAGTCTTTTTCTATTTCTAGCTCAATTAGCGAATATCCAATGATGCTACACACAGGATCCATTGGAGGAGCTGTGGTAGGAGCCAGAGTTGTTGGAGGTAAAGTAGTAGGTGAAGGAGTTGTTGGAGTAACCGTTGTTGGTAGAACTGTAGTCGGAGCAGCTGTAGTCGGTGGTAAGGTAGTAGGAGCAAGTGTAGTTGGAGACAGTGTTGTAGGTGATAAAGTTGTCGGTGCTAACGACGTTGGAGATAATGTTGTAGGAGCCTCAGTTGTAGGAGCGCTTGTGGTTGGGAGTGTAGTAGGTGCAAGAGTCGTCGGCTCTAGTGTTGTCGGAGCAATGGTAGTAGGTGGTAAGGTAGTGGGCGCTAGAGTCGTAGGAGCCAACGTGGTAGGTGCTAGTGTTGTTGGTGCACTTGTCGTTGGCAGAGTTGTTGGCGCTAGAGTGGTAGGTGGTAGAGTGGTCGGAGCTAAAGTTGTTGGCGGCAGAGTAGTTGGGGCCAATGTAGTAGGTGCGAGAGTCGTAGGTGCTAACGTAGTAGGAGCAGCGGTAGTTGGTTCAGGTTCTTCATCTCCCCAAGCGCCGAACTCAGGCTCATTCGCTACCAGTTTGCGGACTGCAACCCAATCAACATAAATGTATTGGTTCCCTATCGCGTAGGAGCCGTTCGAGTAATAATGAATGCCGAAATATCCGACAGACATCGATGATTCGTGAGAGTCAGAAAGTTCGAGCGCACCGTTTCGATACTGTTTGTTTGCCCCACTCAAAAACTGATAGCTGCCCCGTATCCAGGTATCGTCTTCGAGGTCCGTATCATAAGTACTACCAGCTTTCGTTCCTATTTGGTTTCGCCAGTTTGTAGCTTCTGCCCCATACCAGAAATGAGCCGCCAAAAAATAATTAGAATCAGATTCATAGTATGCCTGACTCGTTTCATGTGCAGCGAGAGCCAGCACACACGAAACACCAGCGGAAGTGCTTCCGTTTGCATTGAGCTTTAAGCTGGCTTCAACGGCGCATGGGACATTTATCTGAGTTTTAGAATCGAGTGCCGGACTCGTTCTCGCCGTAACATCAACTATAGTGAACTGCGCCTGACTGTCTGCAATAGCGAGCGTATCCTGATAGTTTGTATTGTTGTACCATTTATCTGTGTCGAGAGAGCTACCCAAGAAATCGTCGAAAATAATGAATGCAGCGTCTCCGTCACTGACAGCGGATGCCCCTGCGTTCCCGTAGTACATATAGAACGTTGTTGCATTGGTTCCTATAGAATCAAACTCAACCCAAATTGTGGCGGATGAACTATCAGCACCTTTTTCGATCCAATAATCGAGAAGCGTTTCACCATCAGAAGTCGTAAAGCGGATGTCGTCATAATCGGCTTCGCAGTTCGTGCCGACATAGACATCTGAGCCACTGTCTGATCCGGCACTGCGATGAACAGTGATCTTAACCTGATAATTTATCAGACGAAGACTGTAACTTTCCCCTGAAGCATTCGCGCCAGGATAGTTCTCGGAAATCGTCAGCGATGTGTCGCTTGCAATGGCGCTAATCGTGTACCAATTACTGTCTGGGAGTTGAATCTGGTCTCCAGCCCCCCACTCGGTAAATACTGTACTTGTACCAGTGACAGTAGCAGATCCGTTCGTAACGGCAACAGTCCCAGCATCTGACCCCTGAGCAGTTAGAGGAAATGACTTTCTATAATCCCATCCAGTGAGCCAACCAGTCATACAATTACCTAGTGTAGATGAATAAGTCCGTTAAATTTTTAAACATTCTTTACATTAACCTAAGATGAGCAAATCTTTTTTGCTTCTGCTCTGAGAGCTGATTCTGCTTTACATGTTGATGGTAAGATTTAATGTCTTCAGATTTAAATTCTTGTGTATTTTGTTCTATGTACTCATTTCCATTGATGAAGTGATCACCGATGTAGAGTCGATTGCTTCTATTATTTCCATGAACTACCATGTAAGCGTAGGAAGGAGGAACTGTGTAAATAGTGTTAAAGAACCTTCCCATTTTTAAATGGAGGTCTTCGTAAGGTGAGACTATAGGAGGTTCACGCTGGATTATTGATAAGAAGGGACTAACACGCTTTGGATTGTGTGGAGCGAAGAATCTGTAGAGTCGGCCATCAGGTGCCTGACCAGTGACTTGGTAGTTTATGAGAAAGCGTTTAGCAGGAACATTTTCGGCCATGTACTTCATGTGAGCGATCCAGCCTGGCGCTACCCAGTCATCGTTGTCAAGCCTGGCCATGATAGTAGCTGTTGGGTGACCAGAGGAACGTGCAAGGTCTTCTGGGCACCCTGGATCGATTTCGTTTCCGTAGTTGTGAGATGTGTCTACTGACTCAGCCCATTTGGAAAGGTTATCTTCGATATAGATGAAGCGAGCATCAAGACCAGTCCAATCAAGAGATTGGATTAGTTTAGTAGTTTCATTATCTTTGTATGATACGAAGGTGTAGACAGTGAAATCTTTATCAGTTTGACGTTTTAAACTGTTGATAAAGTTATCCTGCATCATGTTTATTCGAGACTGGCTGAGAATGCCAAGAGCATCTTCGTCACCTAGTTGTTTGTAAATGGCACGAGTGAATACAAGAGTGTCACTTTGATGCTTTGGATCTTCGACATTTACAGATGGGCCAGGATAGGTCTCGCTACAGAATCCCCACTTTTCACGGAATCTTCTAACACCATCTAGGCGTATTGGGTTGCGGACTTTTTCACGCAGATAAGTGATATTTCGATGAGTCTTATCATTTATTGCTATGTAGCGCTTATCGCAAAGTGTACCTATTTTCCACCCAGCTTTGCGAATGTTCATACACATGTCGAAGTCCCAGACACCAAGGTGGTAATTAGTGTCTATTACGTCAGGGATTATAGCAACTTCTTTTCGCATAAGAAGAGATGCAGCACCGATGAGGTCTACGTCCATTATTCCTGTGTAGCTATGTCTTACAGGTATGCTTATTACCTTTGTGCCGTCGACTCTCCGATGCCATTTTAGGTAGTTATGTACAAGATCGATCATTCCATAAGATGCACCCTGCATCGAGTCCATGAACTTCAACATAGCATCGAGGCTACCAGGTTGAAAAGTCATATCGTTGTCTGTGAAGAAAATGTAAGGTGTGATAGCACTACGTTTTAGTAACTCGGCACGAGGCTTAGCTGCCCCATTGTTACCTTGAGTGAAAAATATGTCTCTGATCATGTAGCCAGACGTTGCATCTAAGATTGCCTGACGCTTTGCATTTGAAATATTTTCACATCCTTGGACCTGGAGACAGAGGTTGAGAGGCATCTTAGTTGTTCTAGGCAGACGTATGAGAGTTTCTATTAACTTATCTTCGAGCATCCAAGAGAGGATGCTTACAGTTATTCTAGCCTCTGCCATGATGAGTGTCCTCGAAGATAGCTAGAGTCGTAGATTGATTGTCTATACGAGACATGCCGTTGATGAGTGGTGAAAGGTTTGCCTTGATGCTTCGTTCGAAGTCATCGAGAAAGTAAAATCTTGCATGGTTGATGGCTGATTTCAATTGAGGAGCACGAGGAAGGATGCCGTCTATTAAAGCTATATCGAAGTTAGAAGAGATGTCTACTTTTTTGTTTGGAGAGTGGATGAAAGTAACTTTTGGTGAGCAGAGCTGCCTCACGAATTCAATGTACTCAGCGTTGGTTTCGTAAGAAACCACTGAAATACCGAGACTGTCGAATAAGATAGTTGAAACACCTGAGCCAAATTCGAGGACTGATTTTAAAGAATGCTGATCAATGACTTGTTGGATCTGGTCCCAGCGCCTAGGACGAAGATAGCGTAGGTCGGGAGTCTTTGATCTCCATAAAGTGTAGATTTCTCTGCTATTCATTGCTCGTCCCAAGGTTTATTTGATAGAAGTTGTTCAAATGTCATGACCTTGTGTGCATCAAGCCAGGCTTTTTCATCTTTTCCAAATTGCTTAGCGCGCTCCCACCACTCAGGGATATTGATGTAGCGACCGAAGCGCTCTTTAATTGTTGCTTCATTACGCTTCATCATGTCTTCGCCACCCAAAACATAGCAAGAGACTAGAAAACCAACTGCGTGTGGGCCGACTCCGCTGTCTGACCAGAGGCGGTATTTGTAACCGTCTCCGACTTTCCCGACTTGTGCTGAGTCTTTTTCTCCAGTTATAGTGTCTATCTTTGGAAACGGCCCGATGTGGATTCCTGGCGAAGTCGGAACTGCCCAATTCTCGTATCCGAGTAGCCATGGCTTGATCCCTATGTGCATGTCTCCGCCGCCCCAGGAAAGGTGGTGCTGGGAGAGAGCACCATAACCGTTGAGGTTGTCGAGGAACCAAGAGCGACGACAGATCCAGGGCATTCCTTTCCAGGTGATTTTCTTTTCATAGTTGTAAGCGCTGCCCCAGGGACCTAGTTCATTTCTTGTCATGTCCCGGTCGTGACGAGCTCGTGATTCGTGCTGATGGCACCAAGAGATAGGAGCGTGTGCGAAGCCAAGCTTTGGATCATCCTTGTGGCGGTCCATGAAGTTTACAAGATCAAGGATCATATCTCGGCCGCAGAGCATGTGGGAGTCGAGACAGAGGATGTAGTCTCCGGAGGAATTCTTAGCGGCAGTTTCACGTGCAGTGAAGAGGCATGGGAAAGACTGGCGAAAAATTTTTACTTTTCCGTCACGGCAGTAGCCAGATGGAATAGCACCTTTGATGAGTTTGTAAGTCTCATTGTCAGAGTTGTCACAGATGATTACTTCGCCAGAGTCAGGGCCGAGTGGTTTGAGTTCCTCGAGAGCTGATCGGACTGTGACAGAGAGCATTGCTACATCGTTGCGATTGGAGATGATTACTGATATTTTCATTGTTAGTCCGTTAAATAAATTAATTATCTTATTTCTTCAAGTGTAGATAGCACCCTGTGTTTGTGAAAATATCCAGGTGCACAGACGACTACGGAAGTTTTGAAGTGTGAGAGAAAGTTTCTCCAGGATTTCTGGAAAATATTTTTACATACGAGACTGTCACGAAGTTTTTGTGCTTCAAAGTAAACCATCGCAGCTTGCCATTTTGTAACTAATGGAACGCTGTCAGTGCGACAGAGATAATCATGTAAGCCACCTGCGCGCTTAGAAGGTGATTTAAAAAGAGGGACTGATTCGAAGTCGCAGATGAACATAGGTGGAATCTCTATTTCACATTTCAGGTAATCTGAATAATAACGAAACGCCTCGATGTAGCGGACATAGCGACCATCGAGGAGTTCTTCAACTATTAATGGAGTTAGGAAGTTAGACATTGTTTACTCGCCCCAAGAGTAATGGTTGCCGTCTCTGAAACGTCCGCCCCAAGTTCCGCCTATCGATTCCCAGTATTCTCCAAGTGTTTGATGATCTTTTGTTGACGGCAGGTATTTGCCATCTTTGAACAAGTTAAGATCAATGGCTAGGCGCTTGTAGTGGAAGGAACCTTCTTTGTGTCCATCATGAGCCCATGCGTCGCCGAAGGTTAGTTCGTAACCTAAGCTGTATGCGTAAGTGATTAGGTCAGCTACTTTACGAACGAAGACAGATTGTTGATTACGAAGGCTCATTGGAGTTCTCCACGTCAATAGTGATGCCAGTTGCTTTGGCTTCTCGAAGACCTCGATTGCGGAATGAAGCGAGCTCGTCCGCGGTCATGACTGTGGAGATTGATTGGGATTGGATACGGGTCGGAGCACGAAGTCCACTGATGTTGTTGAGGAAGTCAGAGGCGAAGTTACCTTTGTCCTTTAGGCCGAGTTCACCTGATTCGTCGTCGAAGATTTCGTGGTAAGTGCTAAGTGCTTTGTCAGTGAGAACGCGAATTTTTTCTGAAATTTTTTTCGTCTCGTCGTCACGACACTTGCGGATTTCGGCAAGTTTACGCATGCCGAGTTCGGAATTAAGCGTGTTTGAGACTGTCTGAGGATGGATATGAAGAATGTCAGCGATTTCAGTTTGCTTAAATCCACGAGCGGCGAGGTTAACTATTTCATGATTCCGCTGCCAAAGATTCTTGATGTTAGGCGAGTTCTCACGATCATTACGACGATTGTCGACTTCGCGACTGTCAAAGCCGTAAAGGTTTTGCCTGAGTACTGAGACTGGTAAGGTGTTCTCGTTTTCGTCCATGTTATCACGTTAACATAACTATGTAGTAATGTCAACGGATATTTGAACATATTTTGAATGACCTATGTTGAAACCAGTTCGTTAATAAATTTAACCGACTTCGGCCGCCGCCGAATGCAATGTATCAGTGTTAACTGTCATCGGTTAACTGTCACCGATGTGAAGGTGTTAACTGTTAGCGAATCGTACATATTTGGACATTTATTAATCTCTCACACAACATTAGAGAGAGCTAACCCGCGCGCTATGAGGCGTAAATTCCCCCTACGGCCTAGCGATGAAATGTGTTGACAAAATTAGATAAGTGTGCGATATTGAATCATAACATAGTTCATTGACAATTTGATTCTCGTCGCTCGAGTGTGGTCGGCTCCGGTTAACGGTCCGGGCATGGTACGAATAGGTTGGATTGTCTAGGACGACATTGAATGTAGTTCAAACTATGAATGGAGACCTAGACAATGAACTCGATTAAGATAGATGATGCAAAAGGTTACACGGTTCACGGGACGATGGACATTGCAGCGTCATTCAAACCGTATGCGGATAGCACAGATCAAAAGACGGTTACGTTGCGCGTTCGGTTCAGCGATGTGTCGTTGCAATCCATTGTTCAGAAATCACTAGCGCCGGTCAGGATTGCATGGCAAAACAACGTCGGGCGGAAAAAGTTCGACACGTTCAAAATGGGACAGGTTATTGAGATAGATTTTGTCGCGCCTGCGAAGCAGCCTATGGTCGATCCCGAGGTTGCCATGGTTGAACGGTTGAAGGGGTTGACAGCGGAACAGGCCGAAGCGAAATTGCGGCAGATGATGGTTGACGCGGGTTATGCAAACGATGAGGAAAACGAATAACTAGGCGAAAACACTAGACAATCCAATCAACGAGAATAGGGCGCTCGAACGAGTGGCCCTATTTTTTGTTGCTATTGATGTGGACTATGTACTCCGGAGATTACACTATTGTGTGAATAGTTAGACTATCAACTCCGGAGATTACACTATGTTAATGTTCGTTAAATTATTTAACGGTCTTCGTCAAATTGTACCATGTTATCCCTTTACAATGTTACATAGTTATGTTATTGTACATTTTATTAATGTCGTTAATGTCGTTAATGTCGTTCGTGCTATAATGCTATTTCATATATGCCCATTACAAAACCCATTTAACGATCTTAGAGCTTATCAGGAGAAAAAGAAGAAGAAGGCATTAGGTATTTAAAAAATATTTAAGTATATACATACTATATATACAATATATATAGAGAATAAGAAGAAGAGAAAAGAGAGAGAAAGAAGATGGAAGAAGGAGTGTTAGAGAGAAGATCGTTAACCGGATGCGTGAATGGTATATGTGGAATAGCATTATAGCAATAACGACATGAATGGCATGAATGACATTAATAGCAGGAATGAAATGAACATTTGGAGAAAGGACCCGGCCATGACCACTGAATACAAAAAAGACTGTACGAAAGGAATGAGTATGATTAATCCTATGAAGTATAAAGGAGACGTGTTAGTACAAGTGTGGATAGATAGTAGAGTGTTAGCTACACTTAGTTGTTGGTTGGATGAGAGCGGAGAGAGAACGAGATTTATGAGTGAGGTTATGAAAGAATCGTTGAAGATTCTGTGTGAGCATTTAGTTAACAATGGACTAGTTAAGATGATGGAACACACTGCGCATGCTAGAGCTATGTTGGAGAGAAAGTATGGGACTAATCTGAATCCTGGGAGAAAGGGATTGAAGAATGCACTACATAATACAGTGTTGAGTGATAGGAGAGGAGGAGAAATGAATAGGACAGTTGTTAAGACTAGGAATAGAGAGTTTAGTGCAGGAGAGATAGAGAGAGCTGTGAGAATAGCAGATGAGAGGATGAAGAGAGAAGAAAGCATGTTTGATAATGGAGAGAGGAAGGATTTTTCTAGTACTTTAGTTGTTAAGAACAAGATGACTGATGAGGAATTGGAGATGAAAGCTAGGGAGATAGAAGAGAGGGATAGGGCTGCGCGTGAAGCTGAAGAAGAGTTTATGAAACAGTTCGGCGGTGGCAATCTGCCAACGCAGGGTCAATGAGTACATTGAGAATAGATGAGACAAAGTCGACACAAGGTCAAGCGAAAACATCGTTGATAGCAACAGCTAAATTGTGATAGGTGGAGGTTAAATGGTTAAATTATTTAACGAACTCGGCCGCCGCTGTGAAATGGCTGAAAATGCAACCTGTCGCGGAAATACGCATTTTCAGTCATCCATAGGTATTGACAACTCCAGCCAAATATGATATGGTGGTGGTATGATGAGATTGGATTATATAGACGGTGGTCTGGCGCTGCAGCGCCTATTTGCGTTGTTAACTATTATGAAAGGAATAGCATGATGAAAATCTACGGAGTGGTAGAAATCAATGACGATGGCGAGTTTGTGACATTAGTGCTAAAATCAGGATCTAGTGTGCTTCTACCAACTGGCGAACACATGATTGTTGTTCATACTAGTGAGCTAGAAAGTGGCGCCCGGAGAGTCAAAGATGTAACTGTTAACTTTCACGAGAGTGACTGTACCGAAGTAGTTAACGATTAACTATGAAAGGAAAAAGCAATGAGATACACTAAAAAGATGCATGTTGAAGCGTTGTTAAGAATGTTAGAAAGTAGCAATCCTTGTAAATGGTGTCCTGCTGTCTTAGCTGCACAACACACAGGATATTTTAATCATCCAGACAATACCATTAATATCTGCTCATTCAACACAGATCCATGTTCTGTATGTACAAACTATGTCAGAAAAAGAAGTGAAAAGTTGCAGGAGTAGATTGGGGAGATACTTCAGCATCTAGAAAATGTCCTTGCCACAAGTTTGGAAAAGAAGAAGCTATAAAAAGAACATGGATTAAGTTGGAGAAAGATGGATACCTTGATTAAGTGGAGGTGAGAAATGACTAAAGTGTGGAAAGAAGAACTTGAAACTATTCGTGAGAAGGTGCGACCGTATAGCTATCCGTTGCCTATGAAGCGGCAGCGAGTAGTTGCACGTGCTGAGCGCAGTGGACCTTGCAAAACCTACACTCGTGAAGAAATAGAACGATATGAGGCTCATCATGGATATAGATGAACTCCGCCTAAGGTCACAGACGCTACGAGCAAAAGCCTCGGTTGAGCGAAAGAAACTCGACCATGTTAGAAACTTGTATTATATGATAGAAGGGAAGTATTTAAAACTGAAGCATGAGTATGAAAACGTAGACCGGGAACTTGCCATGTTAGATGGTAGGTTAAAGGTTCAGAGTGGACGCTCTGGTGAAAAGGCACCTGTTTTGACGCTGGAGCAAATACTTTCAATCGCAAAGAAACTTGGTATAGATATTAAGAATGAGAGTAGCTAAATTTGATGACCAGTCCGTCAATTTAATTAACAATCTTGGAGACCAAAATGCTAACTGACATCTTTGCAATCCTCGTCGTGTGTCTAGCAGTTTTCGTATTCTACTTCGTAGTTGACTGTCTAGCTACGTTCATTGCAAGTTTGTTCAAATTCTAAATGGAGAAAGGAAAGTAAGATGACTAAGAAAGAACGTCAGCGGATGAAAGCTATCGAAAGAAGCAGACGTAACACCAAGGTCAAGATCACTAAGCGTTCTGCTGAGGATCTTGAGCGTCTGTTTCGTTATAACTTTAGAAAGGCTCCTTATGGAAAGTTCAAGATATGACCAAGTCTTACGAACCATGTCTTTGTGGTGCTCTCGACTGTCCTCACTGCTATCCAACAACTTGGAAGCGCAACTTGTTGTATCAAAAATGGATAGATGAAGCAGAAAGTCTTGGAATGGATCCTAATAATGAGGATGACTTCGAGCGTTACTATAAGGAAAATATCAAAGATGAGTTCTAGCACCTGCAATGACATCTTAGTAATTTTGACAACTGTTGTTTCACTTTACCTGGCGCTGCTAATAGCTGAAGATATATTCTGTATAGTAGCGTCAATGATTAGGAAATATATGGAAAAAGAAAGGAAAGTAAGATGAAACACAACAGAACTCCCACAACGTCGATCACCGAGCCCGTAAAGGAAGTCTCACTCGAGGTCTGCGAGCCGCAGATCAAAAAACTCTTTGCAGTAACTGACAGACTCGAAAAGCGCGTTTGTTCTATCGAAGATGAACTAAGCTGTTCAGTGTCTCTGAACTGTAACAGTGTTCCAGGAGACAACACTGGTGAACGTTGGACAGCTACTGAAGATCGAGCTCTTTGCAATACATTACAGAGACTTATTAGTAACTGTGCTCATTGGCACAATCGTTCAGAGCATGCAATTCGCTGTCGTTTACTCAAGATGCTTTCTTAAAAAGGAGGAAAAATGTGCTTAGACAGGCTACTTCCAATAAGCGATTTGCCAAAGGCCTCAGAAGGGTTTAAAGTTTATATATCCAGTAGTGGATCTTTGTATCCATGTGTCGTTCACAAAGGTATTACTGAAAGCCTACCAACAAATAAGTGGATAAAAGCTAAAGATCCATATTTCATTGGTAGTCTTTTAACCAGTGATACACATATTCCTTACCTTAGAAGGAGCTATAAATTACAGAGACAGACAAAATGAAGTAATTCATAGAGTACTATTCAAAGATGTAACTGGTTATGGATTGCAAGGAGGTCGTGAAGTTGTAGTAGCAGACAAAGTATGTATTATGGAAAGATCCTTATAACAAGGAGGAAAAGAAATGAGCACCATGAACGAAAGAGCACATGAAATTCTGAAGAGGACAGATTTTGATAGGGATGAAATTAGGTACTGTCTTACAAAGATAGCCAAAGTTATTAAAAGTCTCAAAGAAGGAAATTGTTCTGACATTTGTCCTCTTCCACACCTGTGTATTGAAGATGAGTCTTTTTCACATTTCTGCTGCTCATGTAGCCTTTTCTATCTCGGAATAGAGAAACCAGGCTGCGGTTGCTCGTTAATAGAAAAAGGCCTCATCACCCACCACCAAGCAATCTGTGGTCTGTATCGCTTCTCTATTATCATTAAGAATTACTTAAAAAAGAAAGGTACCAACTCATGAACCGATGCCAGTTCATCTACGCTGACGGCTCCAGATGCAAAGAGCAAACCTTCGCATCTCGCTTATCACCTGAGACTATCACCTTCAAAGGTGTATGCCCTACTGAAGATCGCGAAGTCATTCGCTCCTGGCATCCGGCCGAAGCTCACTACAGATTCTGCCACTACCATCGGCAGATATTAAAAGGCGAGGCAACTCCTGCCTTTACACCTCCTTACGACCACATGGCTAACCAACTTCGAAAGGTACGACTTCACTTCGAAGACCAGTTCTTAAAGAAAAAGGAACGTGAACTGAATCGTTAACGCTAATTAAAATTTTTCAATGATACTACTTGACAATCAATTTGTAGATATGTTATGGTATTTCCATGGTTTTGGCGGCCCATGTCGAAGACAACTTGTAAACTACATCAGGAGGAAAGCATGAAAAAGATCACTGTGGAAGCAACTGTCCCTGAAAAGAAAGATGCAAGTGGAAAGGTTACACAAGCGGCTATGGCTGGAACTCTCACTGTCGACTATGCCGAAACACTCGACGAAGCCAAACAGATGTACGGAGAGGAAGCGGTCCTCTCCAATGCGTTCGCTAACTGGCGTGTCACGTTGCAGGCTGCGCTTCGTAGTGCTCTGAAGCGTGGTGAGACCGTCGAACAGATTCAAGCTCGACTCGGCGGTGCTAAGATGGGTGTCGCTGCTACGGCTGTCAAGATCGATCCTGTCCAAGCTTACCTGGCTCGTTTCGCTTCTGCTACTCCTGAGGAGCAGAAGAAGATGCTGGCCGAACTTCAGAAGCGAGCAGCGAAGTAATTTAGTAGCCCCTCTACTTTGGCCGCGGTAGAGGGGCTTCTTTTTAACCTTAACATTGTACCAAAAAGGATGAAGCACGCAAGTCAGTAAATTAATTTAACAAACTCAAAATGGAAGGAGAAAAAGCTATGAAAATAGATGGAATTACCATCTTTGCTGACGAAGATAAAGGTCCTCTAGTTTGCTCAACTCATTACATCCTCTGGGACAGTAAAAAGGACATCGTAGTCCGCATAGGGACTAGATATACAGATCTAGGTCCTATCACTATTTTCTTCAATGAAGCACACTTCATAGAATTTAAGAACTCTGTCGCTGTCGCATATGAAAAGTATCTCCGACTGAAGAAGAAAGGAGATACAGATGCCTGAGTGGCAGCGGTGGAAAGGGATTATGAAGTGCTACCCATTTGAGGAAAAGCGTCTTCTCAAGTGGCAGCCGCCGTTCATAGTTCAACCAAAACTAGACGGCGACCGAGGACGTAACCTTCCTGGTGACTGTTCCTTTCTCGTAACCTCCGAAGAAAACCCTGTCTTCAGCGTACCTCACATCAATGAGGAGCTTGACCGCACTGGCCTGTGTCAACTGCCGCTTGATGGTGAGTACTATAGCCACCAGATGTTCCTCGAAGGCGGACACGAACTCATCCACTCCATCGTATCACGCACTGTCAATCTCCACCCTCGACACAAGGAGATGGAATTCTGGGTATTCGATCTAAAATATCCAACTAAGGACCAACTCACTCGTCAGTGTGAAGTTAGCAAACTACCTGAACACCTCAAGCACATCAAGAAGGTCCCATTCTGGATCTGCGACACTTTAGATGACATCAAGCGTGTGTATGACACAGTTGTTAACCAAGGCTTCGAAGGCATCATAGTGCGTAATCTCTATGGACTGTACCAAGACAAGCGCTCTACTATGCTAATGAAGTTCAAACCGAAGAAAAAAGATGACTATGTCATCTGTGGGTGGAAAGAGGAAGTTTCTGCAGATGGCATTCCTAAAGGCCGCATCGGATCTTTGCTCATGTCTTCGCAAACAGGTGATGAATTTAGTGTCAGCGCCGGACTTGACGTTGAAGAGAAAGAACGTCTCTGGGAAATTCGTGGTTTGCTCAAAGGCATGACTGCTACTGTCCACTATCAACACCTAACTAATCGTGGAGTACCTAAAGGAACCTTTGACTTGGAGGTGCATTATGTTTGAGAAACGTGAGTTCTACATTGCTGGAGTACAGTATCATGAAATGAAGAATGTAATCGGCACGCTTGAAGAAGGCGACTCACTCGACCTAATTTCTGAACCTAGCAACAGGTATGATCCTAATGCTGTTCGCATCGAGGTCATACACTTGGGAGCTTCTGTCATGCTCGGATACGTACCGAGGAAGTTCTCTCCAGAAGTACGCGCCGCTCTCGACATTGGAACTGATCTCCACTGTCAAATAACTCGACTCAGTCCTGCTGCCAAACCCTGGGAACAGTGTATGGTCTGCATCGAGGAATTAGAGGAGGAGGAAGAAGATGCCTAAATTCGTTTACTGCGCTGTCTGTGGTTTTAGATCTCCTGTGGTTCGCAAAGCAGTTCCTAGCATCGGCCGAATCATAGATCTCATCGAGCCTCATGAGTGCTCCGTAGATCCTATTCCTCTTGATCTCGAGCCTCTAACTGTTCCTATCCCTTCCGAGGCTCTTAACAAAGATGACAACAAGTTCGTAAACAAATTGAACGATCTCATTCGTCGACCTTCTGGTATCACTTCAGTTGTTTTACAGGACAGAAGAGAAGAAAAAGCTGAAGTCAAATCAACTGTGCCTGACAACATCTTCAAACAGATCATGAACATGAAGGGAGATTCAGAGGATGAAGTGTCCTGAATGCGGCTATGATCTCTATTCTGTCCTACGCAAAGTGAAGAACCACATAGTGCGCGAACTCGAGTGTCCAAACTGCGACTATCAAACAACCTGTGGCAAAAAGCCTGCTGAGACGAAAGATCTAAATGATGCCAAAGGTCTATGTAGTAAACAAAAGCAACCATGACTTCAGCCCTGCGCTGAAATACGGAGACATTGTGTTCCTCTCCGAAGGCACCATGAACCGTTATGCTACTAACAACATGTTCAGGTCCTTCGGAGAGGCTCTTGAAGGTTCGAGCGCTGAAGACTACATCGTTCCGTGCAGTCTCAACGTGATGAACTCAATCGCTTGTGCTATCTTCGCACGAAAGCATGGGACACTTAATCTTCTTCTATTCAAAGACGGAAGGTACATAGAAAGGAATCACATACTGTGAACATTCCTGAGCACTCATCTTGGTCCATAAAGGACTCATCAAAGCTCGAAACATTCCAGCGATGTCCTAGGGCATTCTTCTATGAATACATCTTAGGCTGGCGTCTGGATGTCCCTGCACATGACGCATACTTTGGTGAGTCCTTTCACAAAGCCCGTGAGCATCAACTAACCTACGGCTACGAAGACATCCAAGGAGCCTACAACGCTTTCGTCGGGCACTATCGTCAAGAGTTTGGCCCTGAAACTGATGACCTTTACAAACCGAAGAATCCTATCGGTGCTCTTCTTGCTATTCAGAAGTTCGCTGAGGAGCGTAAGGTAGACTTGTACGAAAATGATGTTGTCGTCCTCGATGGTGTGAAGATGTTGGAAATCTCTGGCACTGTACCAGTTGATGAAAAGCGCTCGCTTCACTACCGAATGGACTCTATCATGCAACGAAAAGAAGACGGTCGCATCTTCAGCTGGGACCATAAAACTACAAAGCGACTCTCTCGAATGTGGCGGGAGAAGTTCCACCTCTCCCTCCAAAATGGAACTTACACTCACTGCATGTACTGTATGTTTCCTATCGAACAAGTCCTTGGACTTGAGTTCTGCGGCACTTGCTTCGAATACCTCAGTCGCAACTCCAAAACTCGTTCAGCTGGCTACCACGTTACCTTCGAACGAGTTCCTGCTTTCAAAACTCCTGAGCAGATGAATACCTGGCTTTGGAATGTGAATGACTTACTCGATAACATCGAGAGGGAAATGGACCGTCTTTATCATTCAAGCGAAGATGACACTGTAATGATGGCATTTCCCATGAACACTACCAGCTGCACCGACTTCTTCGGCTGTCCTTATCACGACTTCTGCCTAGCTTGGCAAAACCCTCTTCAACAGTGCTATTGTGTACCACTCGGTTTTCGCACCGAGTACTGGGACCCATCAAAGATGGAAACGACAGTTAAAAAAGACCTTAAGTGGAGGTAATCAGTGGATAAGGAAAAACATATAGAGAGACACAAAGAACTACATAAAGCACTTGACGAATTAGTTGCGGACTTTATAGCTAATACTGGAAGATATATAACTAAAACTACTATTTATGGATTACTGAAGTGGTCATCTGAACAAACTAAAAACCCACAAGGAGATGATTAATGGCTTACGACTACACCAACGAACTTGACAAAGTTCGCAATTACTACGCCGGCGACCCTCTCCAAAAGCGCTTCTCTGCTCTCATCACCGGGGAAACTAACGCTGGCAAAACCTTTCTCCTCAGGACTGCACGAAAGCCTATTCACATAGACTCGTTCGATCCTGGTGGAACCAAGTGTCTCAAGGACCTAATTGAAAGAGGCGAAGTCATCGCTGACACACAGTGGGAAGCCGACGATCCGTTCTCTCCTGCTACTTTCGCTAAGTGGAAGCGTGCCATTGATCTCCGACTTCAAATCAAATACTTCGATCACTTCGGAACTTACTGCATCGACAGTGCTACAACCTTCGGCGATGCAGTAATGAACGATGTGCTCAACAGCCGCTCTCGAGCTGGCGAAACTCCTATGCGTAATCGTGACTATATGCCTCAGAAAACGGAGATGTCTAACTACATCAAAAAACTGATGAGGATACCTTGTGACTTCATCTTAACAGGTCATCTCCGAGAGAATCGCAAGGTCCTCTCCATCGACTCTAGCACTGGCATAGTTCGTGAAGAAGTCAACTACCGTTTCTACACCACTGGCCAAGCAGTCGTAACTATCCCTCTCTTATTTGACGAGATCTATGTCATAGTCGGCAAAGAAGGCCGTAACGGTCCTGAACGCAAAATGCTCATTGACTCTCTCGGCACTTACATAGCTCGGTCTCGGCTGAAGCAGGCTGGAAAACTTGATGCAGTTGAAGAGCCAGACATTAAGAAGATCCTCAGAAAAGCTGGCCTTACCTGGGATGACAAACCTGCACTTCCAAATGAGACCGTTAAATAAATTAACCGACTAAAAAAGGAGGTGAATTTGCGCTAACTAATTGTGTTAAAAAGTCCGTCAATTAATTTAACAATCTATTTCCAAAAAGGAGAAACACCAATGTCACTTACCGATTACAGCGATCTCGAAGGCCAGATCAAAGACGCTCCAGAACCCAAAACTCTTCCTCGTGGAGCTGAAGTCAAAGCTCGTATTATCTCTGTACGTGATGGAGTTAGCGACAAGAACGGAGCGCAGTGGTACTCTGTTGTATTCGACGTACCTTCTGACCCTATGGTTATCGAGTTCAACGATTTCTTCTGGGACCTTGCTGACCGAGACAAGTTGACTGAAAAGGAATTCCAGCGGAGCTTGCGGAAGTTCAAGCTGTTTGCCGAAGCCATTGGCCTCGACTACAGCCGACCTTTCAGCTGGGCAGACGACCTCGTTGGAATGGAATGCTGGGTCATTCTCGGAGTAAAGAAGTCCGACGAGTACGGTGATCAGAACACTGTCTCCAAGTACATCACTGGTAAGTAATAATAACTTGGACTGGCGGGTGCTAACACAGGCCCGCCAGCAAACAGGAGAATAATAAGATGAGAGCTAATCAACCAGAAGATGCTCCACAAAGAGAGAAAGAAGTTCATTCTGTAATGTTTAGATTATCATGTAACATAGACGAGTTAGAAGCTACTATTCAGGATCTTACCTCATCCCTCACTGCAGTATTATCTGATATGCCTACTGATAATGCAAAAAATCAAAGTCCTACAACTAGTACCCAAACTGGCTGTAGCTTGGCAGAAACTATTTTAAAATGTTCAAATAGAATAAATTGTATCAGACTATGTGCAGTTAACATACTCCAAAGACTGGAGGTTTAAGATGAACCACGAAGAATTCATGCGTGCTCGTGACGATCTAAACGATCACTGCACTAAGCTCCTTGCCATGAAACAGAACGAATACGCTAGCGGTAACAAGGATCGTCTCAACCAGTTCAAACGTGCTGCTGCACTATCCAACTGCTGTCCTGAAAAAGCACTCGCAGGTATGATGATTAAGCATGAAACATCTATCCACGACATGATAGATGACATCTCTCGTGACCAGCACCACTGTGCAGAATGCTGGAAGGAAAAGCTAGGTGATCTTCGCAACTACTGCGATCTGCTTTGGGCTCTTCTCAATGACACAGGAGAGATCTAACATCTCTTCCCGGCGAAACTAAAACATCAAACGAAGGGTAGCGAACATGGACATAGCGGATAGAAATGCTGAATTGATTAGTGACGGAGACGAGAATGAGACCAGAAGATTGCTGCCGGGACTGTCTTCTGGTTTCTACTACTTCATTCATGTCTTCTGGATGCTATTTGCCATAGCATCTTTTTGTGCTTTTATGGCTCAGACTACTGAAATGATTAGGGTTATGAAACTATTCAGATTCACATATACCAGTCACAATAACATAACAGCTGGATGTGTCAACTTTCCTCCAGGCAAAGATTGGTGGGATATAGCTGACCAGGGCTATGGAGATGTTACTAAAGATAGATAATTTAAAGGAGGTTATATGATAAACAATCTTTCTAATAAAATTAGAAAACTGCTCTATACTAAAGAGTTCAGGATTATAAAATCAACAAGGACTTCAGATGGAAGATATTATTATTACATAAAAGAAAAGAGTTTAAGTAATCTTTGGTGTTGGGACTACTCATATTTTAAAAATGGAACAATAGCTACAAGCGATACTGTAGAAGGATGTGAAAAATTAATACAAGATTATGTTACAAGAACAGCTCCATGTAATGAAGAATTAGTAAAAGAAATGGCTTATTAAAAGTTGGTTGACCGCCGTGAGGCGCAAGCCAATAGTCTGAGAAGGCCAGCCAGCAAAACAATGTCGGTTTGAAGTAAACTTAATGCCAAACTTACCGAAAAAAGGAAAGACGCGGAGGTTGTGATGGATACAACAAGTAACATATTTGAGTCTGAAATAGTGGATGCAGTTCACTCTGTTATATCGAAACGTGTTAAAGAAGAATGCAGAAAAGCTATTGATGAAGCGCACGTGCGTATAGAGGAAAAACTTTCAGAAATAGTTGCGTCAATATCATTGAACATAATGAAACAGGTTTCATTTGAACATCTACGTAATGAGCTTATAGTGCATGTAAAAATTCAACCAGCTAACCACTCCAGTACCGAAAGGACTGAGCCATGATTCTGCAACACTATGCCGATTTCAAAGAACTAAGCCGCAAGCGCATTATAGAAAGCCACCTTGCCGCCAACGCTCGGATCAGGGAGCTTGAGGAAGAGAACTTCAATAGATTCAGTGCCGAAAGCTTCCTATGGTATCGTAGATGGGAACTTGAGGCAACCGCTTGCGGAGAAGCTGAAGACCGTGCCGACCGACTTGCCGTGGTGGCCGATGCACTGGCGGTGGAGTGCAAAAGGTTACGGGCTACCAGAAGACCGATGCGCGTCCTTGAAATGATGGATGCTATCGAGCGCAACTATGAGGAAATCCAGAAAGCCAACCAACGCGCCGACCGCGCCGAGGACCGTTTGCGAGAACTTGCCGGGTTTGTAGACGAGGTTTTAGGCCAATACAACGCCACTCCTGATGAGTGGGACCATTTTAGCTCTATTATGCAAGACGAAACGTGCAAGGCGGCGAAGGGGGAGTGATGGAGTTAAATGAAAAAGATTCTCAATTCTTAGCTGGGTTACATTATTATGCTTCGTCAAAGCCAGATATTGTTCCGTTAGCCATTCAGGCTTTAACATCAGGATTTACGGATGCGTTAAAGAAAGAACGTGAATACGCATCAGACATGGAAACTCTCGCATCAGTTGCCGTTGGTATGGCTGGTGAAAAGAGGGTCTCGAAGAAAACCAGAGAATATTTTGAGAGATTGGCAATTTCTAAACTTGAAAAACATGACTTAAAAACATTCTGCCGTTGGGATTGGGCAATTAGAGAAAAAACAGCAAAGGGGTAGTGATGGAGAGAAATTACTTAGCGGATTAGGCGGAAAACGTCTGTCCAAACATAGCTAGGAGGCTTTATGAAAAAAGCTATAAGCATAACAGAGCAAGAAATTGATTGGCACGAAAGACACAGAAGCGAAGCGCCAACTGCTGCATATGCAGATGCGTTTATCAAAGGGATGTGCCACCTTCTTAATTTATTTAAACAGGCAGACGCTTCCCAACAAGGCGTTTCATCGCGGGCACGAAAGTCCCCGGAGCCGGCAAGCCATACCGCTGATGCGGGGCGTTAGAATCTATGGGAAACATAATCAATATATCAGATTTCAAATCTGACCCACATTTAGATGGCGAAGCAATTTGTTTGTCCTGTAAAAATGAATGGATTACCGTTGTCCCTATTGGAACGACATGGCTTGAATGCCCATCGTGTCACTTGGTCAGGGGCAGACTAAAATACCAGTGTGAAAGAGAAGAACCTCATTGGAAGTGTAATTGTGGCAACGATTTATTTCACGTTACGGAGAAAGGTTTTTACTGCCCAAATTGTGGAGAGTGGCAATATGGATTCTAACCAAACGCTGGTGCCGACCCTAAAACCGGGCGGCACAGCTAACACGTTTTAGAAGCAAACTCGAAGCCCTCTCTTTTTGACTTTGTGCTTACACTTCCAGAGTCTATTGTAAATCCAGAAGACCTTGCTCCAAAAGGCCCTAAGTGTGCAGAGTGGAATGCTTACTTCGGAGAATGGATTCGTAAGTGTTACAGTCCTTATATGAAGAGTAATATGGAAACAACGGAATTCGAAAAAATCACTATGAAATGGGTTCAGTCAAGGAGCCGTGTTAAAAGCTGGATGCTTGATAATGGCTGGATTAAGAAAGTAGCTCCAGAACTACCAAAGAACTGGGATAACCTTGAGATGGTTAGAAAAGGTAATGTAGTGAGAATCGAAGACACTTCCTCTGGAAAGGTCTTGCTTATATTTGAGCGTAATGGAGTAGTTTGGCTTCCACGTAACGCTGTAGGAGGACACGGAAACTTTGATGATTCTGGTCGATTGATTATTTCTAGAAACAGTAAATGAATCTAAGGAGGAACCATGAACAATCCAAACATTAACAAAGGGCAAGCTGAACTTAAAAAAGAACCAACTAGTGAAAGAGAAGTACCTACTTCAGTAAGTGAGTTATCACGTTACATAGATGATCTAGAGCTATCAGTAGAGAGTCTAGCTGAAATGCTATCACCAGTTTTATCACATAGAGTTCAAGAACCTAACAAGGTAAGTCCTGCAAGTGCTTGTCCTGAGCCTTGTGAGTTATCAAGAATTATAGATGAGAAGGCATCAAAAGTTTATTCAATAAGAATGACTATAATTAACCTAATACAGAGATTGGAGATCTAATGGAAAACAATTACTTCGGAGATCGAATGCGTAGATGGGACAGGTACTTCCATGACATCTGTATTGCAGTGTCTGCAAAGTCACCTTGTCTGTCTCGTAAAATAGGAACGTTACTAGTTAGAGACCACTCTATTGTTTCAACAGGCTACAATGGACCTCCTCGTGGATACCCTCATTGTGGTCCTGTCTGTCCACGACATAAAGCAGGGCTTAAAAGTGGGCAGGGACTGGAACTCTGCCCAGCTGTCCACGCTGAGGTCAATGCCATAGCAAACGCTGCACGAGTTGGCGCTACAACTATCGGAACTACACTTTACATGAACTGCTGCATCCCATGTAAGAGCTGTCTCTCAACCTTAATCAATGCAGGCATTGTCGAGATAGTTGTTGATGAAGTATCTCCATACGATGAACTGTCTCAGAAAATGCTTAAAGAATGCAACATAAAAGTAAGGAACTTTCGGCTATGAGCGATTCAGACGTTATATCATTGATTTCAATAGTGATATGTTTTATTGCTATGGTAATCTCATCAGGAGGTAGTAGATGAAAATTATAATTCTTGGAATAGACGGCTATATTGGATTTCCACTTGCTATCAAACTCATGCGTGAAGGACATACAATCTTAGGTGTTGATAACTTAAGTCGGAGGGCTAGAGTAAACAGCGTTGGAGGTAACTCCATCACACCTATTGAATCACCTATGATGCGTGATGCTGAGTTATCTAAACAATTCAGTGGACTATTCTTTCGCCGAGCTAGGGTGTCTCTCGGAGAAGACGATCCTAATTACATCCTAAGGATCCTTGATGACTTCCAGCCTGCTACAATAGTACACCTTGGTGAACAACCATCTGCACCTTGGTCCATGATTAGCCCCTACCAAGCAGCTGAGACACAGATAGGTAATGTCATAGGTACGCTTCATGTTCTTTGGGCTATGCACTCTGCATGTCCTGATGCTCATTTGATTAAGCTTGGGACAATGGGTGAGTATGGTACACCTGACTGTGATATACCTGAAGGAAAAGTTCCAGAATGGTGCATAAAAGAATATGAGTCTGAAGACTATCCACCAAGTAATACTATGTGGAGTAGACATGGAGATACAAATAAGGATGATTATAGATACCTATGTCCTATGTTCAGTCTCCTCTTCCCTCGTCAGCCAGGTTCCTTCTACCACATCTCCAAAGTCCACGATACTTACAACGTTGAGTTTGCCTGTCGCAACTGGGGACTACGTTCCACTGACATTATGCAAGGAGTGCTCTTCGGCTTGAACAATGAAGAAAATCCACGCTTACTCACTCGCTTTGATTACGATGAGTATTTCGGAACAGTAATTAACCGCTTCTGTGCCCAGGCTCTCATTGGACATCCTCTTACAGTCTACGGCAAAGGCAATCAGACTCGTGGCTATCTCACTCTCAAAGATGCTTTACAATGCCTCACTATTGCAATAGATAACCCACCCAAACCTGGCGAATACCGCACCTGGAATCAATTCGAAAGCCTTCATTCAGTAAATGACCTTGCTGGTATGGTTCAAGACATCGCCAGAAAAAATAACTATGACTGCTCTACTAATCACATCCCTAATCCACGTAAGGAAGCTGAAGATCATTACTACAACCCAACTGTCAAAACACTCTTTGACCTAGGCTTCGAACCAGATCGTGATATCTATGGTAATATCGAACTGTTGTTTCATCAACTTATCCCATTCAAAAGCCGAATCAGTTCTGCAGCAATAATGCCTAAGACAAATTGGAGGTGACATAAATGTCAGATGAATATAAACCACGCTTCATATTCGAAATAACTGAAGCTCAAAAAGAGCGTGCTGATAGATTGTTAGCAACTTATGGTCTTCGCAAGGCTGTGTTCTCTCACATCCTCGATGACGTTCTCGACATCCTCGAAGAATTTGGCGGAGCGTCTCTCGGACTTCTCATAACTGGAAAATGCAAACCTCGTGACATAATTCCTACAATGAAGAATGCTTCGAGAGGAGGTGAACTCTCCAATGGCTGATCTTGAAGACCTTAATTACAAATCAATAGTTGATATGGACACAGATGATGCAATAGAGCTTTTGCGGCAGATCCGACTCGGCCGCCGTATTCCTTCTAAACCTACAAAGCAAGCAACAGTTCGTCAATCTCGCAAGTCAGTTCCTGCTGTTTCCTCAGACCAAGCTGCAGAACTATTAAAAATTCTTAGTGGAGGCAACTAATGACAATCAAAGTTGGAATCGTAGGTATGGTGCAGACTGAAGCTATTATCGTCTCAGACCGCGCACGGAAGATGATGGGAAACCTTGATGACCTTGAAACTAACATGAAGGAAAGTGGTCTCATCGCACCGCTGGCAGTCAAAGACAATCAAGACGGAACTTACACTCTTCTCGCCGGCGAGCGTCGATATAATGTTCTCAAACGTAACAATGTAGATGTTATCCCGGCTCGTATTTACGATCAGGACTTAACTGACCTAGAAATGAAGGTCATTGAGAAGTCCGAGAACTTCTACCGCAAGGACTTCGAATACTGGGAGTTGGACAAACTCACTTCCGAAATCACTGATATGCAACAAGCTATTCATGGAAAGAAAGCACCTGGTCCTGGAGGTACTGGATGGGGACTTGAGGACACTGGTGCTATGATAGGTGGTGTAACCAAAGCTGCTGTTTCCTACGCTATACGCCGAGCCCAAGCTCGTGAGGTAATGCCTGAGCTATTCGACAACTGCAAAACTGCATCTGATGCAAACAAGGTGCTGAAGAAAATTGACGAAGCTGTTGTCAAACAAGCCATCGCACAAAAACTTGAATCATCGAAAGCTGAATCATCTATTAAGCAACTATCAAATCGCTTCATCATTTCAGACTTCTTCACTGGAGTCAAGCAAATCCCTAACAACATGATGCACTTGGTCGAGATCGATCCTCCTTATGCTATTGACTTAACTGAAGTCAAAAAGTCTGGCGTTGACACTAACGCTGACTACAACGAGATTCCTGCTGACTCATATCAAGTATTCCTAGCTAATCTGTTTGCCGAGTGTTACCGCATCATGGCTGATCATAGCTGGCTCATCTGCTGGTTTGCGCCGGAGCCTTGGTTCGAAACCATCTTCCAGGAGCTATCAAATGCAGGCTTTGAAACGACTCGTATGTGTGGTATTTGGACTAAGCCTTCTGGACAAACTAGAAGTCCTGACACTAAGCTTGCGAATAGCTATGAAATGTTTTTTTATGCTTGGAAGGGTCGGCCTGCACTTGCAAAGCCTGGACGAAGTAACATTTTTGACTATGCGCCTGTCTCTCCTACTAAGAAGACTCATCCGACAGAGCGGCCAGTCGAATTGATAAAAGAGATCTACGAAACTTTTGCATTTCCAGGATCTCGCATCTGCATTCCTTTCCTCGGCTCCGGCAGTGGCATCTTCGCGGCCGAGCAGGCTGGAATGTCTGCTGTTGGATTTGAACTTTCTCAAGCATACAAAGATAGTTTCTTGGTCAAAGCTAGTACAATGAAATGAGATCGTAAATTTATTTGACGGACTGGAGCATAGCCATGTACGATGTATTCTGTACAGAACATGAAGGTGAAATGATACTACATGACACTTTAAACATACCTCATGAAGTACAGAAAAAACAGTGCGAGATGCAATCTTTAGACTATATAGATCCATATCATAGAGTAACTCTAACAGATGGATTCAAGACCATCTATGCAGCCGCTGTATTCTTCCATGATGGAACTATATGGGATGCTATTTTATCAGGCTATGATACTTTTAAATTATTCACAAACAAAAGGAGACTTCCAAAGTGTTTTAATCTTCCGTACTGGAGAAACCTATGAAACGCACATACGTTCCACCTTCTGGCAACCTCAATGCAAAACTAGCTATCGTTGGTGAGCAGCCTGGCATCGACGAGATACGTGCCAGGCCTCCTAAACCTTTCATCGGAGCTGCAGGAAAAGCACTAGATGAATGTCTACGAATGACTCGTGTGATGCGTAGTAATGTCTACCTAACCAACGTCATAAAAGATCTGGATGCCCCTCTCAAACATTACATTAACATAGACAGCCGCGGCAAGTGGACTATCCATCCTGATGGTTATACTTACATAAACGAGCTAGCAGATGAACTATCTAAATTAAACCTTAACTGTGTTCTCGCTCTTGGCAACGTAGCTCTCCTTGCTCTAACCAACCGCGTTGGCATAACTAAGTGGAGGGGAAGTGTACTCGAGTCAACAATCGTTAAAGGACTTAAAGTGGTCCCAACATTTCATCCAGCTACTTTTATCCCACCTAAGTTCAACTTCCTCAACAAACCTCTTATTTGCGAAGACATTATTAGAGCATCAGCCGAAAGTGGATTCAGAGAAATTCGACGTACTCCACGCAACATAAAGACAAGACCAGACTTTCAAGAATCTATCAGCACCCTTGATTACTGCTACGAAATGGGACTTCGAGGTCAAACTCTAGCAATCGACATTGAGGTCATTAACAGAGAACTTGACTGTATCTCAATCGGCTGGGCTCGTGACCAGGCTATCTCAATCCCTTTTCGAGACCATAATGGAGATTACTTTTCAGTCGAGCAAGAATACAAAATCATGGTTCTAATTGCTCATTTAATACAAGAGCCACGAATAACCAAAGTCGGTGCAAACTTTATCTTCGACCTCCAGTTCCTGTTCCACAAGTATGGTATCATTCCTAGAGGTGTTGAGCACTGCACTCAAATTGCTCAGAAAATATCTTTTCCTGACTTCCCTGCCGGTCTGGACGCTGTCACTACTATGTACACAGACATACCATACTACAAACAAGATGGTAAGCAGTGGATGAAGATGGGAGTCGGCTCGTGGGAAGAGTGGTGGAACTACAACGGCATGGACTCTATAGTCCCTGTCGAAGCACTCCCAAAGCAACTTCAAACTCTTGCTGATCAGCAAAACTCTGAAACCTACGAGCGTCAGCGTAAGCTAATCAAACCTCTCATCTACATGGCAGAGCGTGGAATCAAAATTGACGTTGAAGGTATGATCGACTACAAGGAAGAACAGCAAGCTGAACTAGAACACCTTGGTGAAAAGCTTAACTCAGTCGCAGGCCATGATATAAACTATAACTCACCTCAGCAATTAATGAAGTACTTCTACGACGAGCTCGGACATCGTCCTTATAAGAAACGTAACACTAATGGAAAATACGTAGATTCAATTGACGTAGATGCACTCAAGCGATTAGCGCGTCAGGGTGTTGAAGCTGCTCGCATCATGCTTGACATTCGTAGCTTAACCAAGCGCATATCAACTTACCTCAACGTAGGAAAGGTGGACGAAGATGGACGTTATAGATCATCCTATAAACCTGTCGGGGCTGAAACAGGCCGTCTCTCAAGCGGCACTACAATATTTGGAACTGGAGGGAACCAGCAGAACTGGCCACACGATCTCCTCCGTTTCTTTCTCTTTGACGAAGGATATTTCGGATACTCATTTGATCTTAGTCAAATCGAAAACAGGATTGTCGCTTACACTGGAGGAGTCCTTACACAAATTGAAGCATTCGAACAAGGAATCGATCTTCATCGACTAACTGCCTCCATAATCCTAGGCAAACCTTACGATCAGATCTCTGGAGAAGATGGATCTTCCGACCTCGGCGATGGAAGACAGTCAGAACGATACTGGGGAAAAAAAGGTAATCATGCTATCGACTACGATGTCAGCTATAAAACATTCGCACTTAAGAATGAGATGCTTGAAGCAGATGCAAAGCGCATCCTTTTCTCTATCCATCAAGGATATCCACAAATCAAGGGAGGCTATCACCAGATCATTCAAGATATGCTTAAGCAACGAAGAATGGTTACAAACCTATTCGGTCGTAACAGACTCTTCCTCGGACCTATCTTTCCATCTCATCCATTCGTTCCACTAAGTGCTTGCGAAACAACCTTCCGTGAGGCCTATGCTCACTTTGCACAAAGCACCTGTGCTGACAAGATGAATGAACAAGGTCTTGAACATATCTTCTACAACCAAGACATCTTCAGACCAGTTGAACTCCTCGCTCAGGTCCATGACTCGGTTGTATTCCAGATTCCGCTATCACTTCCTTGGATTGAGCACGCTCGTATCCTTCTCAACATTAAACGCTCACTTGAGCAACCTCTCGAATGGCACGGACGAGAGATCCAAACACCTGCTGATCTCGCTATAGGCTTTAACATGTGCAAAGAATGTATGATCGAACTTAAACACAAAACCTTTCCAATGGATGAAGTTAAACTCGCTGACAAATTAAAGGAGGTTTACGATGCGCTTCAAGCAAATAGAAAAATT